GCGCGGCGGGCTGAAAGCGCTTGCACTTGTCGAGCTTGATGCGCAGCCGGGCCGCCAGTGACTTCAAGGTAATGCGCGCCTCGAAAGCCACCTTGAGGCCCGCGATCAACGACACCAGCTGACTGCGCTCCGGGGCAAAACTCTCGGCCACCGCGCGGATCTTGCGTTGATGCTCGCGGGTCCAGATGCCCGAGGCGGCATCGAGCCGGATCGCGTATTCGGTCCAGTGATTCAACGCGCTACGGCGGATGATTTGCCCGGTGCTGGCCGTGTCCGGCACGGTCAGCACCACCGAGCCGTCGAGCAGCCAACTACCGTCGAGCACATGGCCACCGGCGGCGACCCATTGCGCGTGGTAGTCCGCTTGCTCGATCAGCTCCAGCACCGGATAACCGAACGCGGCCAATGCCTGTTTAACCGCCCAGGGCGTGCCGCGCTTTCGGTGCCACTGAATAGCGCCCTTGATCAAATCCCGGCGCTGTTCATCGGTGTCGGCCAGCTCCCAGAAGTCCACCGACAAGGCCCAAGCCAGGAACGGCAAGAACTCGGGCGGGCACAGGTCCGCGTCCCAGAGCGTGCGAATCACGTCCGGGTCAATGCCTATGACAGAACCCGCCTCGACAATCGACCGCTCCAACAGCGTGCTATTGGATGGCAGCAGCTGCGCGTTACTCATAGGCAATCACCGACTCCACCACAATGCCGGTGCAGTACGGCGCGCCCTGGTCGTCACCACCCACGGCCACCATAGGGCTTGAAAGCTCGATGCCCGTCACACCAACGACACCGAGCGCCGCAATGACCATTTCGCGTGTTACCGAGCCACCTAACTCGCGCTGCGCCTCGGCATATGCCGCTGCCGCATCGCGAGCGGCCAACAGGGCCGGTTCCGTGGCCGCACCTGACGGAAACTTTAGGACCGCATTGAGTTGCCACGGGATGGCATACGCGGGCACCACATGCACCGTGTCACTGAGCGGCCGCACATCCTCAGCATTGAGCCGCAGCGTGACCGCTTCCAGCACCTCGGCCGACGGCACCCCATCACCCAGGCGACTCAGGACCGTGACGCGGATCGATCCGTCATCGAGCCGTTCCGCCCGCGCATCGAGCACGTCATCGTGCGCGCTACGGGCGTGATATTCGTAGGCCTTGCGCGGGCCTGCCGTGCTGTAGCCATACGGGGCTTGGCGGCCCCGCTCGCGGAACGCATCGTCTCCTTCGCCTTCCAGGCGCTCAGCACCCAGAAGGGACAGCACGCTATCCAGATCGCCTTTGGTCGACGACGGCAGCAGTACCGCCCGAGCCGCCGAGTTGACCCGCGCCCGCAAGAACACGATGGAATAACAGAAAGTCTCGAACTCTTTCATCACCGGGTCAGACTCAAGCTCAGCCGTCCAGCTGCTGCCCATCGACGCCTTGAACCGCGCAAGAATCTCTTGGAACTCATCCTCAAAACTGAGGGTGTCAATCACATCAGGAACGGGGAGTTTCGACAGATCAACGATGCTCAAGCGGCCACCTCCGTAATTTCGTCGACAGCCTGCCCGAGGTATTCACCCACCAGACGCAAGCCAATTTTCCCGTTGAGCACCGACACCACCACGACCCGCTCCAGCTTTAGCCGAGGCTCCCAGACCTTGAGCGCCCGAACGGCCTCGGCCTGCACTGAGCCTTTCCAACCCTCGGTGACAGGCATGTCGACGTAATTGGGGATGTTGCTGCCGTAGGTTGGCCGCATCACCCGGCTACCAATGCGCGTACTCAAGATGTCGCCGCAACACTGGATCAAGTGGGCAATGCCGCTGATCGGCAGGCCCGTGTTCCGGTCGCGTCCGATCATCTGTCGTTACTCCTTGACCAGCTCGAAGTCCGCGTGCGCCTTCAAGTAAGCCAGCGCTTCTGCGTCATCGGCCGCCACTTGCCCACGGGCCACGGCCAAGGTGCGACCAGAGGGCAGAACCAGGGTGCGAGAGGTGAATACCGAATCGGCATACAGCGGACTTGGCGGCGCGACAGGCGCAACCACGGCCGCAGCCGCTACACCGTTAACAACAGGGGTATCAGCCGCCTTTTCAGCAGGCTTTTTTGCAGCAGTTACAGCAGCCATCGGTTTTCCTCCAGGCATGAAAAAGCCCGCCGAAGCGGGCCATGAATTGACTGTTAGTGCTTGTGGTTTGGACTGTTGCCGCCCTTGTCCATGATCGTGCCGTCAGCGTCGACGTTACCCTTAACGCTCAAGTTGCCTTCTATGGAAACGTTGCCCTTGAGCGTGATGTTCGGCGCATCTACCGTCGCGGTAGTGGTCTTGGCCGCCACCGCGCTATCCGTAACGGCTACTGTCGACGCGCCGACCTTGATGTTCACGGTTCCCGTGGGCACCGTAATGTCATAGGTCTTGGCCTGCCAGTCGTAAACGATCCGGCCGCCGTCGTCGAATTCCCAGACCTCGACATGATCCCGATCATCCGGCGCCGTACCGCCATCCCCGTACACACCCCCCATGAACCGCGCCGCCTGGGGCACACCGCTGGGACTGAACAACGTGCCCGATTCACCCAGGCTGGGCGCTCGCCAGTGCCGCGCCTTACCGGCCGAGGCGCTATGCCAGCGCACGAAAGGGCTTACCCAGTCGCCGCACTTGATGCGGATCATGGCCCTTTTGAGGTCGACCGCCACCACCTCGCCCGTCTTGACCATGGACGCAATCATGCGGTCATGATCACCCACCGCCTCGCGACTCACAGAGCCACCAGCTCGACGTCAACTTCACCCGGAGCAGGCGCGAGCCTGACCGGCGTGTTGACGATTTCCGGGAAAGGCCAGTCCTCGATATCGCCAATATGGATTTCTTGGGCCCACTCCAGACCGAAGACCTCGAAGCCTTCAAGCGCCGGGTTCGGCGCCGGGCCGCCCTTAACGTCCGCCGTGGTGTCAACGAAGTCCAAGCCCCAATACTGAGCGCGCAACACTTGCGTCAGCTTGAGCGACAGCCAAGCAGCCTGCAAAGCCGCCTTTTCAAGGGTGGGATCAGTCAGGACAACAGCCTGAAACCGGGCGTTAATCACCGTCACGCCCGTTCCCGGGTCGTCTGCCGGAACCCAGTCAGTCATAGCGAAGAACACGGCCGGCAGATTGAAACCGTCTTGCAGATCCGGCTGCCAGTCGACAAGCACGTTTTCTGGCAGCGCTGCCTGAAACGTGGCCTTGATCGCCCCATACAGCTGCTCAAGCTCGTTCATTACTCGCGCCTCAATACCAAAACAGCCATACCGGTGCCGTCCGGCTTGATTTGCGTGACGGTGTGACGGCCACCCCCCTGCGCCAGGGACAACTGGACGTCGACGACATCGCCCTTTTTGAGGGCCAGCACGTCAGCGGCACGCATTTCAAACGTCGGCTCTGTCACCTCGTCCGGCGTGGCGACATTGCCCAGGTTGATACGGTGCGTGCCCTTGGCCTTGTCGCCGCTGTAAGGCGAGATGAACTCGCCCGACAGTTCGCGCCCGTCATCGAGCAACGCCCGGTCGCCCAGGGTATTTACCAGCACCGCGTCCATTTTGGCCGCCTGCGCCCGAAAGGCCGCGACCGGCATTACTGGATCAACAACGCTTCGGCGTAACCGCCCGTAGCGTCAGTCATCAGCTTTCCGAAACGCACCGAGTCGGCGGTATCTACCGCCACCAACGTGCCCGCCAGCACACTGACGGCCTTGCCGGCCTTAAGCGCGCCGGTCACCGGCAACACCCAGACGTCCCCCAGGACGGCGGTGAAGGGCTGCCCCTTGACCGTGGATTCCAGCGGAATCACCACCATGTCGTTTATCACTACCGGCTGCCCGGAGGTGGTGCCCCCCGTAGGCGATGTGAGGGTGATGGTTCTGCCCGTACCCGAATAATTTCCAGCCATTACTTGATTCTCCATGCCACAGAAACGACAAACCCCGCACAGAGCGGGGCTTTGAGGAAAACGGCGAATTATTTGCCGTTGGACTTGTACAGACCGCGATAGTCGAGCGGCGCCACGCCGGCATCGATCCGCACCTTGGTCATGACGCCGTCCGAGGTGAAGCCTTCTGTCTGCTCCACATACGGGGTTTCGATGCCATCCAGATACGCGACCTCGATGGTGTCAGAGCCTTGTTTCGCCGCCAGATACCACTGATCCGGGGAATTATCATCCAGACGCGGCTCGCCGATCACTTCGGCAAAGTTGCGGATTGGGTTCGCGATGCCAGCATTAGAAGTCGTCCCGGGCATCGACTCCGAAGTGATGATTTGGCGCGCCTTGTCTTCCAGGGCAATCGGGGTCAGCACGAAGGCCGGGCGGATGTTCAACGTGCGCGGCTTGCCGCCCTTCACGTCGACTTTCTGCAAGGCCATGGCGGTCTTGCCCGCACTCAAGGCTTCCACCGACAACGCAGAACCGGCACCGGTACCGAGGTTTTTGCGCGACGCATCAAACAAAAGCTTGTCGTCGCTCAGCTTTGGCGGACTGGTCAGGATCGCATACACCAGGTCACCGATGGTCGCGCGTGCCGCCTGTCCCATCTTGTACGGAATGTCGCTCAACAGCGACAGGTCGTCGTTGATGATTGCCTGGCGGTTGATGCCGAATAGCTCGCCGTAGGTCGCCAATTGGATACGCTCCCCTCGGTCGCCCAGGGTGATGTGCTTGTACTCGGCGCCCGGGCGCACTTCGCGCAGGCTTGGAAACTCGCCCAGGCCAACCCGCGCCACCGTTTTAAAGTCGCTCAAGCGGCCTTTACGGGTCCATTTCTGGAAGGTCTCGTCCGACTCTTCCCAGCCGAGCAATACCGACTTGCCCGCGATGTCGAGCAGGATCTGGCCGAAGTCGCTGGACGTGTGCGTGAACGCCATACCGACCATCTGCATCGGCGCAAGGGTTGCCACCAGAATTCCGCGCTCGGTCAAGGAGGCTCGCGCCAACTCGCGCAGGCTCATGTTATTGAAACCGTTACTGGCTTCGATTTCCGCGTGGCCCACACGGGCCATCAAAGAGGAACGAACCGAATCGCCCACCAGATTGCCGTTGGAAATATGACCTGGATGCTGGCCCGGGGCCGCGACTGTAGAGGCCGTGGCGCCTTCGCCCAGCTTGGCAAGCAGCTTTTCTCGGGCCACTGCAACTGAGCAGTTCATGTCGGTAATGCAAGCGTTCAGCAACTCGGTCTGGGACGCAGCAAAACCGCCAAAGGCAGCGGTAATTTCAGTACGGCGAACGCCGTCTTCAGCCACGACCTGGGCGCGGATCTGTTCGACCGTCAGGGTGTTAACAGGCGCAGCTACTGGCGCGACAGGGGCTGACTGCGCAGGCGCATTGCCGCGCGGGTTCATCAGGGTTTGAAGCGCTGCTTCTGGTGGCATGTTGGTAAACTCCTGCATGCGTTTGGATGTGAGAGAGGCGGCAACCTTTAACGGCTCGATCAATTCGTCAGCGAAACCGGCTGCCACCGCTTCGCCGCCTTCCATCCACGTCTCCGCTGAAAGCAGCGCGTGAATTTCTTCGGGGGTTTTGCCGGTTTTGCCGACGTAAGCCTGAACAAGGTTGCTTTCCACCTTGTCGAGCAGAGCCGCGTATTGGCGCATAGCCTCGGCGTCACCGCCCTGCACGCCCCACGGCTTGTGAATCATCATCATGGCGTTGGCCGGGATATAAACCCGGTCGCCCGCCATCGCCACTACGCTTGCCATAGAGGCGGCCAAGCCATCGATGTACACGCTCACGTAAGCCGGGTGGCCCTTGAGCGCGTTGTAAATCGCCATGCCTTCGAACACATCACCGCCGGGCGAATGAATGCGCACATTGATCTGTGACACGTCACCGGCTGCGAGCAGATCCAGAACAAACTGTTTGGCGGTGATTCCCCACGCGCCAATCTCGTCATACATCATGATTTCGAGGGTGCCGCCTGCCAGGGCGCGCATGGCGTACCAGCTTTCTTGCGGCTTGTTCTCGACGGTGATAGCCGTCGTGATGGCCGCCACAGATGCACGGGGCATCATTAGCGGCTCAGGACTTCTTACTGAGGTCTGCATTGAGGGTCACTTTCCCGTAGAACGTGTGATAGGCGTCCGAGCTGAACACCAGCCCCGCCGCCCGGTTGGTTTTGATTTCCGCCGTGCGTGAGGCCTTGAGTTCCTGCGGATTGCGACCGCGCGCGCGCGACACCTCGGCCTCATCGGCAAAGCCCGCCTCAACCAGCAGTTTCCAGGCGTTGGCCTCTTGAACCGGGTTGATCCAGGGCATCACCGGCCCCTGATACACCGCGTTGTAAACAGAGGTCATATCAAGATCAGGCGGCGCCCTGAGCACCCCACTAAGCAAGGCCATTTCGACAAACGTCCGGTACACCTTGCGGGACCAATAGTCGATAAACTCATGCTGCAACTGGTCATAACCCAGCTGGCTCTCCACCAGCTCTTGACGTTGCGCCGAGTAGGTGCCGTTGTAACTGCGCGTGGCCGTCGAATAACCCATACGGGTGCCCGCCGCGACTGCCCGCAACTGCCCGTTGCGGAAGCTCTCAACAAACTGACTTGGCCGGTTGCTTTCGATCATGCCCACGTCTTCACCGGGCATCAGGCCATCGAACACCATGCCCGGGGCAATCGGGATGCTCCGAGCACCAACGGCCTGACCGTCACCGCCTGCGGCGCCCGGGCTGGGCGTGTAGTCATCGGGCGAACCCTTCTTGATGAACATCGCCAAAGCGGCACTGATCCGCGCGGCAACCCGCTCGCTTTCCTCGTAATCCTTGATGTCTGCAAGGCGTGTCAGTACGGCATGCAGCAGTGGTTGCCCACGGCTCTGCCCGATCCGCTTACGGTTCGCGATATGCAACATGCGGTCGGCCGGGACAAACTTGGTCTTGAACGACGAGGCATAACCCAGCACGCTGCCCGGGTGCTGGGTCAGCAGGTTGAAACCCTTGACCCGCCGCCACGCATCGCGGGTGATGCCCTGCACCACACCGTTGGCCGCATCGTTGTAATTCCAGGGCAGGTAGTCCGGCTCCAGCAACTCAATGGAAAACGGCACTGCGTGCAAGTGCGTGAAGTTGGAAACTTTGCCCAGCAGCAGTTGGCCCAGCGCCTCACCATCACGCAACCACGTCCGACACACCAGCCGCTCCATCTGCGGGCGAGTCAGTTCGCCCGAGGTTTCAGGGCACAACGACCATTCGGCGTAAGCCCGCTTCAGTTGTGCCGCAAAGATGGTGTGGACGTCCCCGGACTTATCCAGCGGTAACGGCTCCACCGCAATGCCCGAGCCACCCACTACCCGCTCTTCCAGGCGGTCGAAAATACCGGTTACAAGGTCGTGATTCTCGTCCAAGTGGCGGCTTTGCTCGCGCAACGACACACCCGCTATCTGCAACGAAGCGTCAGCACTTTTTGACTGTCGCGCGGCCTTGTGCGTGCGCGTCACCTTGGCCGCTTCGAATGCCTGAATTGCATGGTCTGCGGCTATGCGCTTGAGCACTAGCCCGGGGAAAACCGGCTTCAGAATCCGGTCGACGATGTTCAACGAAAGGTCGCCAGCGAGTAACCCGGGTTACCACGGGCCGCAGCAGCCTGGGCATTCACCCGGCGCTCCCACTCCTTGCGACCCGCGATGATTTGCGGCAGATCCGCGCGGACCAGCTTGCGACCGTTGAAGTTGATTTCCTTGCCTTCCAGAACCGCCGCCTCAGCGTCAAGGTACTTGTCCAGCATTTCCTGAGCGGTCATAGCCATCCGTTGTTCTCCATACCGAGCCAGTCACCAGTGGCGGCGGGCTGGACTGTTTGCGGGACAGCCGAAGGCGGCGGCGCAGATCGCACCGGCTCGGGCTGTTCGATTTCTTCGGGTTCATCTTCCGGCGCTTCTGGCACTTCCCACGTACCCGACTCGGGCACGTATTGGGCCTCCATTGCGAGCCGGTCCAGGTCCAGGCCAAAACGCTCCTGACTGATCCGCAACGCGGCCAGCGCGTACACAAAACAGTCGAGCGCTTCGTTACGCCGCTTGCTGGCATCCCAGCGCAGCACGCGCCGACCCTTCGCCAAGATCCATTTCTTGGTTTCGCTGGTCAGCTGCTTCAGCTCGTCGTCGTCACAGATCAGGTCGTCTGCCGGGAAGTGGATCAGGCCCGCCATGGCGCGATTGCCGTCCGGCTGCAATTTGAGCCGGTTGTAAATGACCTCTTTGGCGTTGTCGGTGCCGATTTCGGTCAAGTACGTTTTGGACTTTTTCTCCTTCTTGCGCGGGAAGTTGGCAATGGGTTTGCCGTAGGTGCTTGCCCCGAATATCGGGATAACCCAGTGCAAGCCGTGCTTGCGGCTCTGCGCCCTGACCGTCTCAGAGTGGTGTCCACCCGAGTCCCAGCACCAGCGCATAACGCCCATTTTGGTCCCGTCAGCCCGGGTGAACTGCCTGTGCAGCTCTAACCCAACCTGACGCAACAGCTCGGCGCTGGCCGGGTCGCCCGTCAGTACGCGGCGATAGATCAACCATGACTCTTCGCCAGCACCAAAGCCCCACACCCGCAATTCGTAGCGGTCGTCCTGCGTGTCGATCCCGCCCGTCAGTACCACGCAACGGGCCGGAACATCGGCCGTATACACCTCTCGACGGGCGCGCAACTGCTCCCAGTCGACCTTTTCGGTGAAGTCTTCTTCCCATGGCTCGCCCAGTGTCGTGTTGACAAAGGTCTTGAGCTTGCCCCGATCCTTACCGGCCTTATCTCGCTCGTCCGCGATCTTCACCCAGGTGGTGAAGGTGGAATAGATCGTCCAGATATGGAACGTGAGACGGCGGGGTGTGGGGATAGGCGCATCATCAGCGCCAAACCACTCCATGCTGTCACGGGTCCAAATGCCCGTTTTCTCGCAGATGTAGCGACCCGAACGCGAACCCTCGACCATCTCGTGATGCTCGAAGGTGCAGCCGTTACCCGACTCGCACAGATACCAAGCCTTATCGACCTCACCGCGCGCGTCCTTCGACCACTTGAGGCCATACGGCTCGTCCTTACCGCCCCACTTGAGGGTTTGCTCAGTGTTGCAGCACGGACAGCGGACATGGAACCGGAGCAGGTAGGCCGACTCTTCGGCCGCCCGCGTGATCTGGCAACTACCGGCAAGCTTGGGGGTAGAGCCGCGTATGGACTTAGGAAAGGTCGCACCCTCAAGTCGCTTATCCCCGAGAAAGGTGGGAGAACCCTCGTTGTTGATGTCCGCGTCAAAGCTGGACAACTCGTCGTAACCCACCTCGTCCGGGCTTTTCTCGCGGTAGTTGCCAGCGGCCTTGCCACCCAGCCACCACAGAACCTTGCGGTTCTCAAATGTCTTTTGGTCCTCGGTGTTGTCCTTGTGTTTCTTGCCGAACCAGGGCGCCATGGCCTTGATAACGGGCACGTCCCGGATCATCGGGTCAACGTGCTTTTTCATGATGCCTTTGGCGTCGTCGTCCGTAGGACTCCACATGCAAATGCTGCGTTTCTTGTGCTTGATCTTGTAGGCAATGTTCGCCAACAGCATCTTGGTGTAACCGATCCGTGCCGATTTCGGCAGGTTCAGTTCGTGAATCAGGTCGTTACCCATAGCGTTCAGCAACGCCACCTGGAACGCCTCGGTCTTCCACTTGCCCTCGCCATAGGACGACTCTGAGGACATGTAGAAATATTCGTCTGCGAATTCAACCGCCGTCATGGGCGGATCAACTTCAAGATTCTTTAAGCCGCGCCGAACCGCCTCAACCAGTGCTTTCATCCAGAGAGGAGACGTATTCATCTAAAAGCTCCGGAATGCGATCAGCCAACCCGGCCGCCGCGTTACGCGTAACGGCGATTTCTGTCTCGACCGCCTCAAGGTGCCGAGCGCCAATATCCGGGTGTTTGCGCTTTACGTTCTTGTGGACGGTGTTAAGGGTTGAAGCCAGCTGCGCCGACAGACTTGCCAGCGCGTAAATCATGAAACCGACAGGGACAAGCTCCTTGTCGCCTACCTTGTTTTTGCGTGCCTGGGCATCGGCCTGTTCTTTGGTCAGGCGCAAGCGCTCGACATCGATCTTGTAACCAATCAGCGGATCGACTTCATCCGAGCCAGGTTGATGCTTCACGCCTTGGTGCTTGAGCCGGTTATCCAGCACCGACCGAACGTCGTAAAAGGACTCGCGGCCGATCTTCGCGACTGCCTCAACGCCCCATTTGTCAAAGGCCTGCGTCGAAATTCCGAGACTATCGGCCATGCTTTTTTTGTTCAGCCAGAACGGCTGACGTGTGATCGTTGTGATTTTCATAAAGAAACAACAACCAACCTCTAGAAAAGGGTCATACGTAGCGAAACGACGGGCCTCGAATTACCCCCTAGGGGGCGGTACGTCCGGGAGTACCTTTTTGGAAAAGCGCAAGACTTTTCGTAGATTTTTCGATCTTTTTTTTCATGGCCTCATCACTTCGCTGTGAGCACCGCCGCCGTCATTGCCAGCTCAGCCTCGACAGGCAGTCGAGCCGATACGATCCGATCAGCGATGCCGTAGAAGTCGAACAGCGAGCCATACGACGGGTCTTTACCGAACGCGAACAACATGTTGATTGAGCCGCCTTTCTTGCCGACCCTTTCAGCAATACCCAGCGCACCACTACCTTTGCCCAAGACAAAGAAGCGGCGTTGATTGCCAGCACTGCGCCTGCTGTCGGTACTGTTCGAATGCTTATCGCCTTGAGCGCCGAGACCCGAAAGAATCTTTTGCAGCTGGCCGCGACTGATGTTGCCGTGAGCATCCAACTTCATGCCCGCCCCAGGCATAAGCGACTTACCCGAGGGCAGCAGGCCACGCGCGGCGAATAGCGATTCACTGCGCTTACGTGGCCGAGCGCCACCCATCACCTCGGGCATAAGCCATTTGGTAGGGGCCGCGCCCTTAGACGCGTAATCCTTCACGCCCAGTCGAGCCTCAAGGCGCCCTTTCTTGGCGAACTTGATAAACAGGCTGTTGAGCGTGAACTTGGTGGGCCGGTCGAAAGCGGCTTTCATGGCCGCTATCTCGGCGTCCCTTGCCTGCTCTGCCGTCTTGTTGAGGGCAGTAGCAAGGGCGAACGGCAATTGCCGCTGCTCAAGGTCGGACAACTTACGGCTCAGCAAGGCCGCGCCTTGCGTGGATATTCTCAACACGGGGCGACCTCGCTAACCAATGAATGACTGCCGGTTACGTCTCCGGCGTCCGTGCTGCAGGACCGCACTAGGGGCACACAGGGCCGCTGTCGGGGCCAGTAGCAAACTGGCGCACTCCGGGTCGGTATTCAGGTACACCGCCGACCATCGCACCCGTTCTTTCGTGTGGCTCAACGCCCCTTTACGGCCGGGGAGGCCTGCGAACTACTTCATATCAAAACCTCCCAGCGCCCAGATCACACCCACCACAATGGCAAAACCGTAAAAGGTCACAAAAGGCCACCAGCGGCGCTGCTGAATAAACCGCGCTGGCTGGGTGGTTGGCGGCGGCTCTGGCGGTCCCGGCTCCGGCGTCCACTCACTCAACGACCTTGGATCATGGAACATCACAAGATCAACAATGGCGCGGGGCGCGCTGCGATTCTGAGAGTAATCCACTCCTAGAACCTGTACGCGCTCCACCTTGACATTGGGCGCAGCCAGGTCGAACTCAGAAGCTTTAGCCGCAGCCTCGGACAGCAGTGCGTTAAGCTCGGGACCTTCCAAAATGCATCGCACCGAAGTGAGATTGGTTCGATTTGGAATGACTTTCATCTCAAACCCTCGTTAACCGCGCTCTACCGACTGGCGATGATCCATCAAGCCCTGAATCTGCGCGGCGATGGATGCGGCGCATTCAGGCGTCGCGCCTGTGATGCTGATCGTGCCAATGGTGACAGTCGGCGGCAGATCAACCGCGAAGGCCTCACCGGGAGCCAGATCAGTAACGACCGATTTCAACAGCTCCACAGACGCCGCAGGCGCTGCCAGCACGCGACTGGCATCGGCCGAAACCACGCAGGTGTCAGGGGGAAAGTGCGCGGTCAAGTTGTTGGACTCATCGCGGAAGTTAACGCCCTGCTCGGTAATGCAAAAACAAGCGGCCACTACCGTGGTGCGCGAAAGCAAATCACCAAACACAACAAAACTTTTCAGCGGGTGTTTTTGCTGATCGTTCATTTCAAACCCTCGTTATGCGTAACGGCCGAGACCTGACAGGCCTCAGACTCTCGACAATCCACATGCCCCATGAAGGCGTAAGCCAGCAGAAGCACCAACAACGTCACCAGCGGCCGGCAACTCACAGCGCATCCGCCTTTTTCTCAGCCCAGCGACGGCCGAGCTGGCGAACCCACTCGACGCCGAGAATCCCGACAAACCCGGCGACGGCGTAGGACAGCCCGCCACCCATGCCGAACTTCTCGGCACCGACACCGACCAGGAACACCAGCACACCACCCAGCGACGCCTCAATCAGGCGTCGATCCCATCGCGGCTCTTTGTCGTCGTAAAGAATGCGCAGATAGCTCAGACCGAAAGCCAGCAAGCCGGCAAAACCGTGATCCTTGAGGGCTGCAATGACAATGACCCAGAAAGTCGGGTCTTTTTCTGGGGGCATGGTCGGCATCTCGTTTTCTCCCGAAGCACGGGGAATAGGCATAAAAAAACCCCCGACCTATAAGGGCCGGGGGCTGAATTGACTGATACTGGATGAGCATCGTGGCCGGAACAACACCACAATGACGCAAACGATAGGGGAAACTGCAAAGCCAGTCAACAGTTCGTGTAAAAAAACACTATTCGTGCAAAACCCGCGCACTGTCAACCCTGCTTTTTTTGGCCCCGCCTCACAACGCCAGGGCGATCTCCGACCGCGCCAGAAGGCACCGCGACTCACGCCCCCAAGTGCCGCCGCAGCCCCGTGGCAGCTCCTTCTGACAGTTTTTGCAAAGCCGCCCGGCCAACTTGCCCTGCTCATGCCGCAACCGCTTCACGTCGTTACGGATCAGCGTTTTGATGTACTCGGTTGTTGTGTACGGCTCACCCTGAGAGCCCCGGCCCGCGCGGCGTTCGTCCAGCTCGGCGCGCTCGTACGGGCTAAATTTCAGTTCCAACACCTCAACCCCGGCCGCCTTTTCGCGTTCGCGCTGCTCGCGCTTGCGCTGAGCCTCGGGGCTCAGGTCGCTTTCATCCTCGCCGTGACGTGTCACAAGCCCGCTTTCCTCGGTCAGCTCGACGCACGCCTCGATAGTGGCTGCGAGTTTTTCGGTCTGGTCGTACCGCTCCAGGGCGCTTTTGGTGCTCATATAAATCCTCTTAGATGATTAATTTTGGTTTAGGGCTCTAGGCCAGCCAGCCGGCGGGGTCCAGGGCAACCGGCTTAACGGCGCGTCTTGCTCCTGTCTTGTCGTGCAACACGTCAAAGCCCTGCGCATCGAGCCAGGCGTGCCAGCGCTCCAGGGCGTTGCGTTTGAGGACTTCCCCACGCGATTGGAAGTAGGTCGCCTCTAGATCCGTCAGGGAATGATTGAGCAGCAGCTTGGCCACAAGACCGTCCACGTCCAGTTCGCCCCAGGTGGTCCGGGCCAGTTTGCGCAGGTCGTGACTGGTCCACTCGCCGGCGCCGAACTGGGTAAAGATGGCAAAGGCATGGCTACGGGACATCGGTCGGCCGGAACGCGCAGACGATGGGAACAGATAGGCCCCGTCATAGCCCTGGGCCTGCTGCTGGTCTCGGTGACGCTGCAGAAAGGCCACGGCTTGCGGGGTCAGCGGCAACAGGTGGTCGCGGTGGGATTTGGTGTCGAGTGCCGGTATGAACCACTCCCCCGCGTCCAGATGGATGTTTTTCCACTTGGCCAAGCGGGTTTCGGTGATGCGGGTCGCATGGGCCAGCATCATCACCAGCAGCGCCACGGCCGCCGGATCACGCGCGAAGCCATCGGCCCAAGCGGCCAGCAGATCGACCACGGCCACATGTCGCAAGCGCGCGCCCTTAGGCCTGATCCTGGCCTTGGTGAAGTGCTTAAAGGTCAACTCTTTGACCGGGTTGACGGTGACCTTCTTCAGCTCCAGGGCAGCACCAAACACCACCTTGAGCACGTCCAGCACCGACTTGACATAAGACAGGCTGTATTCGGCTTGCATGTGCCGGATCAGGTGGCAATCAAGGGTGTCGGCATTGAGTTTGCTCAGGTGCAGCTCGCCCAAGGCAGGCAACAGCTGGCACTTGATGGCCGACAACGTCGAGCCTCGGCGACTCTTAGACAGGCTGTTATCGGTCCTCAGGCGCTCGGCGTACCACTCCAGCACCTGGCCGACGCGCTCCCAGCCATCCACCGTGGCCGATGCCGCCGGATCAGCCAGCAGCCGAGCATGGACCACCGGCAAACTGTCGAGCATGACCCGGGCCGGCACGTCGGGCCAGTTGGCCGCCTTTCTCCACTTGGCGCCGCCGTCATAGCGCACCAGATACCAGCTGCCTTTGCTGCGTTCGTTACGGTAACGAAAGCGCAGCGGGTGCCGGGGGTCTTTCAGCTCGCCAATGCTCGGATCACCGGCATAGCGCTTAATGACGGCATCGGAGATTTGGACTTGTAGGGTTTGTGCCATGTACGGGCCTCACTGGTGCCCACGGCCGGGCCGGCGGGCGGCGTTGTCTTTCTTCAGGCAAAGCGAACCCACAGGCGATACTTCGCCTCACTCGCTTTTGATGGGTTAGAACCTTGTTATGCGTAACGCGACGTCAGTAGCTTTCGACTTCAGCGGTAGGCCAAATTACCCGGGCGGCACTCAAAGCATCGGCTTCGGTACAGGGTGGGCACAGCATTGGAAACGCGGCATAGCCCGGCACTCGGACCAGCCATGCCCCGCGCAAAATCGGCATCAGCTACCGGCCGCCTCAGATGCCAGATCGCCCGCCCCGGTATAGCCAAGCCCTTCATGAAGGCAGACCTCGGCAAAGGCCGTCAGCGGCTTAACAAACAGCAGGCAGTGCGCGCCCGGCGCGTCCCAGCCACCGGCATAATGAAAGCCGGCCAGATCCTCACCGGACAACTGACGTTGCCGATGTTCGGGCGACAGACATGCAGGCAGTGCACCCCGGGCGCATTCGGCGTGCACGGCAAAACCCAGGGCCTGACCGACCGCATACAGGTTGGCACCGGAAAACCCGGCAAAAAGTGGGTGCATGCTCATGTGATCCCCAGCAACGTTTGAATGGTGTCGCGCGCTTCAGCCAGACGACTGCGATAGGTTCTCAGGCTCACGCCCAGGGCTTCGGCCTTCTCAAACTGGCCGATACCCTCCTGCTCATAACTGGCGATGTTTCGACGAATAACCACCGACCACCAGTTAGCGCCGTACTCCAGGCGCAACACGTCAGCACGCAACGGATGGGCGACAAACATGCTGTACACCGCCGCCTCGATCATGCTTTCCAAACCATCGACCGGCCCGCTGACTGGGCCTGAGCCACCGAAAAAAATCTCACCTTTGTTGTCGATGAGCTTGGCCAGCATTGATTTACCGCCGGCCGTTCCAACGCTCTCCGGCCAGCTCCAGCGCGCCCAAAGCTCAAGGGCCTGATCGAGACGGTTATTGTTTTTGCGCCTTGCCATACCGCCCCTCCCCTTTTTAGCCGCCGGCTTCGGGCGTTAACTTGTAGCCATTGCGCTGGCCTTTTTTGCAGGACGGAAAGGTCAAGCCGCTGGTGCAGACCGGCAGGTCAAACAGGTACTCCACTCGCTGACACACCGCACAACCCAAGGTACGCAACTGCTGCACCTCGACGATCTTGGCCGGGTCGCCGTAGGCATACCTCGGCAAGGCCGGACTATCGCGCAGGGCCATCGGCCAGATCCTCCAGCATTGCGCGCACCGACCCACTGCGCGCCAGATAGGCCAGCAGCGCCTCAGACAGCGCCTCCATCGGTTCGCGAACGTGGGCAAAGCCCTTCTGTCCATCGGTCACCATCAGGTCGCCCCGGCGAATGCTCACCACGCTGGACGGGCGGCTGTACAGGTGCCAAACAAATCCACCACGGCGGCGGATTTCGGCGGCCTCCAGCTCACTCAAACAGTGCGCGACAATCACGCCTTCGACGGCCGAGCGCTCAGCCGCGGCGTCGGTTGGACCGTCGAGAAAGGCCTGCAGAATCTCGACGCGGCGCGACGGGTAATCCGCGCTTGGCGTGGCCTGGGCATAGGCCGCCAAAGGCCCCTTGCCGGAACTGACGAGGCGGTCGGCTATTTCCAGGCGCTCTTTTGGATAGCCGCCAGACAGTGCAATCAATAACAAGGAAATTCCCCTCGGGCCGGCCGTCAGCGGCGAGCCACTTCTAATTTTTCTTTGCGCACAGTCTTCAGAAAGTTATGCAGGTTCGGCGGCGTGAGCCCCGCACCCGCTTTCATTGCCAGCTCTATGGCGGCATTCATCTCGTCAATCGTGACGTTCGTTGCGCACCAGTGGCGGAACAAAGACTGGTTGTAAGGGTCTTTGCCATGGTGCGCCGGCATGCTCAGTTCGGCGGCCAACCATTGGCACCACTCATTGGCGACCTTGGGCAGCTGTGAGGCCGGAACAAATCCACCCGGGTCAGCCAGCGTTATGCGTAACGGTGCGCCCGGCTCGGGGCTTTGCTCCACGGACAAAAAACCGTCCGCCGCCACATAGGTGAGGAACACATTCAGCTCAAGCGGGCCGACCTGCAAAGCGTCACGCCAGTCACTGGCCGGCAGCTCGATAACCCCTAAGGCATGGTCAGGGCTGGAAGACAGCAGCTCCAGCAACTTGATGAGGCGAGCAAAGCCCGGCAGGCCGAAACGCTGCTCGACCTTGAGGACGATCGGCAGTGAAGAGAAATTGATAGGGAGATTAAGCGACGCCATGCTTCACCCCCCGGCCTTCAGCAGCTTGCGGGCGAATGGCGCAAAAATACCGTTCCAATCAACGGCACCTTCAGACAGCAAAATGATGTTCATGCAGGACGTTAGGCGTGGCATGCGCTCTTTGCGATACCAGGCGGCTACGGTGCGCGGGTTTTCACCCAGCAGACTGGCTACCAGGCGCAGGCGGGCTAGGCTCACCCTTCCCGGTGGCTCGGCATCGCCGATGGTTTCAATCCACTGGTTCAGTTCCACAAATAGACACTCTTTCACACGATTCGTGTAAGTCTATTTCCAGATCCACCAAACCTTCAAGCTTTTTTTCTTGTGCTATACACTTAATGTGTATATTTCTTCGGGTTACAGATAATATTCATCAATTGACAAGGTGTGGCCATCACGGCGCCCATTGAGAGATTGCGCATGTCCGAATTATCAACAATTGTTTCCGGCCGCTTAAGGCAGTGCCGACTCCAGGCTGGCTGGACGCAGGTCGGAACGGCGGAACGCCTCAACTCTTTATCGGGTCAGTCGATCACCAAATCGGCGTACTCGAACTGGGAGCTTGGCCTACGTATGCCACTCCCCGAACAAATCATTCATCTGGCCAAATTATTTGGAAAGCCACCCGCCTGGATTCAGGGCTTTACTGAAAATGACAGTTTGGGGGCCATATCCGCTAATTATGTGACTGCCAACACCCCTAACATATCCACCAAGACGGGCCTGCTGCCGGTCACGCAAGCCACGGACTCAACGGCTTATAGCCTGGAGTATCTAGCGGGTCGTGGACTTAACAAGAACAAACTACTGTCCATCCTCCAGCTCGATACCAGCATGCACGGAGTCATAGAAGAAGGTGACGAGGTATTGCTCGACGGCGACTCGACCGAGGTACGCGGCGCCGGCCTGTTTGGCATCGTTGTCTCAGGTCTGATCTGGATACGCTGGATACGCCCGGAAATGGGCGACACCTTTACCTTGTGGGCCGAGGATCGGGAAAACTACCCGCCGAAAACCCTGACCCGCGAAGAGCTGGACGAACTGGATATTGTCGGACGCGTGGTCCGTGTCGCCCACGACAGATAAAAAGTAAGCCCTTGATCCGAGGCCTTTTCTATTGTTGCAATTTACACTTTACGTGTAACATCACACGCAACTTAGGAAAGGCAGGGTTCACCATGCAGCAAGGTAGCAATCAAATCGTCAGCGCCGCGACTCCCGGTGGGCTCGCGCAACCGCAGCAGGCGGCGTGGTATCAGGCCGTGCAGGAAATTGGCGCCATGTGCTCCGGCATTCAGCATATTTCCAGGTACTGCGCCGATCAGGGGCATGTGACCCAAGATCACATTGAACAGATTGCGGCGCTATCGAGTGTCATGCACCGACACCTGGCTACTCTCGGCAGCGCGATTGCTGACCACTGATTCCCCCCTCTTCATCCATCGCAAGGAAGCGTCCCCCATGAATGCCCGCGCTCAGATCCACGGCGAGGAAGTCATCGGCTACCCCGGCCAGAACCTCACGGACCACGAGCTGTTTGTTCTGGTCAAAACCGCCGAGGGCTTTCCCACACCCGTAATCGCCGCTGAATTGCACATTGACGACGTCGGCATGCGTTTGGTGGAGCGCAATATCTTGAGCAAGCTAGGCGCCAAGAACAAAGCGCACATGATCACGCGCGGCTTCACCTTGGGTGTTCTGGTTCCGCAAGCGCTGTGCGTCATGCTCTGCATGATCGCCGCCTTGGAAATCGACACCGACTTCAATCGTCCACGCTCCCAGCGCCGTAGCCGCACCCTCACCGAATTTTCGCGCAGCGTACGCACCTCCCCGGCTTCGGCCGGCGGCCCGCCCTCCAAGCAAATTCTCTACGTCTGACCAATTCGTTATTTCGTTATTTCGTTAAATCGTTATTTTCTTGATCCTCGGCATGGGGCGGCCTATACTCGCCCATACGTTAACGAATTAACGAAATGACGAATTAACGAAATAAGGGAATTCTCACCGTGGCTTTGAAAATTGGCTTTGCAACTCAAAAGGGTGGCCCTGGCAAATCCACCGACGCACGCGGCACAGCTGTCGGCTTCGCGCAAAACGGCTGGGCAGTGAAAGTCGCCGACTTTGATCTCAACCAATCCACTTGCACCCGATGGCATCAACGCCGCCTGCAGCGCGGTCACCAACCTGAAGTATCGGTCGAACAGTTCGGCTCTGTTGCTCATGCGCTCAGCCGGGCCGACGATTATGACGTGATGATCTTCGACGGCGCACCGCGCGCCAGTAAGGACACCGCCGCGATGGCAGAAGCGTGTGACCTGCTGGTTATCCCAACCGGCCTATCGGTTGACGACCTCGACCCGGCTGTCGAGCTGGCCGACGCGCTGCACTACAAGCATGGAATCCCCGTTGAGCGCATCGCGTTCGCCTTGAACCACGTCGGCGACAGCTTGGCCGAACTGGAAGAGGCTCAAGAGTATTTGAGTCAGAAGCCCTATCACGTTCTGGCCGGCTACCTGCCGCAAAAAGTCAGCTATAGCCGCGCCATGGACGTTGGCTTGTCGGTGATTGAGGTTTCACACAAGGGGCTGCGCGCCCAGGCCGAACAGCTAATTAGCGCGATCATCCAGCGGGCGACTGCGCTACAATCCAAGTAACGAATTGACGAATTAACGAATTAAAGGAAACTGCGCAATGACTGTCGACGCCCCAAAACCACCCAAGCGCAAACCCTCTACCAAGGGCACGGCGCCGGCTTCACCACTGGCGGCCGAAGCATTGGCCAAGGCTGGCCATACGACCCAAGCCGCACCCGAAGAACTGGTGACCGCTAACTTCAAGGTCGACGCCGCGTTCAAGCATGAATTAAAGATGTTCGCCGCCATGCATAAAATGAGCATGGTCGACGTGCTGCGACAAGGTTATGCCTTGCTTAAGGAAGCCAAGGGCGGAAAGTGATCGCCGACTAACAACAAGCCCCGCACTTGGCGGGGCTTTTTTATGTCCGCGTGACAGGTCACGACTCGACAATAAACGCCCGAATGCCCAGGCTACTGGTGAAACGCTCCAGGGTGTCGAGGCTGGCCCAGGTGCGCACTGCCTCGCGCTGCGAACGTACGGCCAACCAATTCGACGCCGGACCACCCAGGCGCACATAGACCGCCCAGCGCTCGCCGTGGCGCGCTGCCTTGCACTCGCGCACCGAATGCCCGGCGATCAGCTCCAGCAACTGCCCTTCGTCGAAGCCTTTGCGCTTCATAGCACCGCCGGCCTTGCATCAAAAAAAACCACCTCAACCCCTCATGCCAAGTCAACACCCGCCAGATACCCCGGGCTGGCCATACAGCCCGGCCCCGGCATGGCGTCCAGTATGCCGCGCAGCGTACCAATTGACCGCCCTCGACGCGACGACCATTCAAGATCGAGGGTCTGCGCCGTCAGCGGAATCACCTCGCGATAATCGAACCCATCGGCACCGAAGTCGCGCAGGGCCAGCACCAGGGCATGGCTACGGGCATAAGCAGCATACAGGTGCGCCGTCCCGACCCAATAGGCGCACAACACCCGTTCGGCGGCCGGTACGTCGGCAAAGTCCGGCGCCCCGTTGGCGACCATTATTTGCCCTCGACCAATTCATCAGCCGTTACGCCGAAGAACTGCGCACCGAACAGCTGCACGCCCTCACGCCAGCGGGGCAACAGACGGCGGCGAGCAGCCCCGGCAGACTGGACCAGCTGCCGGCGGTAAGGGGCCACCTCGGCCGCGCTCAGGCCCATGGCTTGCAGCCGGGCCAACAGCGACTCAATGAACCAAGCGTGATGCTGTATCTGCGCCAGACTGTCGAGCGCAGCAAACTGATCCAGCTCGCCAATCAAGCCGCAGGCCCACGCGTGTCGCTGCGACACCGTGGGCACCGGCAGATCCGCCCAGGCGCGCGCCCTGACGCGGTAGATACGAAAGGAATACGCGTCGCCCTCCTTGGCGTAGCGGGCCGCGACCCGTCGCTTCCAGTGCCCACGCACCACCCCTTGACCCTCCAGCTCGATCAGCAGCCAGCGCGCCCGATTCAGGCCGATGCCAAAGCGGCGCTTCAGCGCCCCGGGACCGGTGAACCGCCGCGCCGCGACAAAGCGCGTCACCGCTGGCAACAGCGGATCGGACCAGGCCACGCCGCGCGGGGCCGTGTGGCCGATGGGTGCGTAATGGATCGGCAGCGCCTGGAAGTCCTGCAGGATGGGGCCGCTCATTGCTCATACCCCGCCAGATAACCCGGTTCTTTTTGATCCATCAGCAAGCCGCGCAGGGTCCAGGCCAGGCGCCCGGCCTCATCGGCCAGGCGAGCGTCCAGGGTGTCGGCACTGACCGGCGCCACGTCGTCGACGCTGTAGGTGCCAGGGCCGGCGATGGCATTGGCCAGGGCCAGCGCCTGGGCTTCGTCCTCGGCCGCATAAATGTCGTCATCACCGACCCAGAAGGCCAACAGCGGCCGGGTCAGGTCGCGCACAGGGCTGCTCATTGGTCGTCGTCCTCGTCCTCGTGCAGCTCGATGGACTCGCCGCCGTCCTCAATGATGGCCAGCGCCGCGTCGTCGAACAGGTGATGTAACGGCGTCGCGCCCTGCTCGTCTTCGCGCAGCAGCTGCGCGACCAGTTCGGTGACAAAGCGCGGCCGGTTGACGATGGTGGCCGCCGCCATGCCATCGCCCTGGACCGGCCATTGGTCACCCATGGTCACCGAATGACAGAGGGTGTCGACGTGGATACGAATCACCAGTTCGTCACCCTCACGGGCCACGCTCGGCAGGATCAAGTCAGGGGTAGTCGTCATGCGTTGAATCTCCTTTCTCAGTGAGTTGTGACGCGTCACGCGCCGGACTTGGCCAGAACAGCCGACTTCACACGCTCCGCCTCTAGCAGATCCTCGCCCTGCTGCGACAGCTCCCACAGCGCCGGGCTGCGCTGTACGCGGATCAGCAACCCCAATTGCGTCAGCAGGTCGAACCAGTGGCGGCCGATATCGGCGCCCTGGTTGTCCTCGGCGCACGCCCAAAAGCGCTGCAACTTGCTGACGACCTTGGTCGCAAACGGCGCCGGCTCGCCGACAAACTCGGCCTCCAGCAGCACCGCCGGATCGGCGACCTTGGCCATGCGCGCGCACTCACGCGCCCATTCGTCGCGGGTGTAGCTGCCCGCGCCGTTCAACATGCGTTCCATCTTGCGGCTGAAGTAATCGACATCGAGGCCGTGGCTGTTTTTCATCGCGTTGAATCTCCTTTTCTCAATGGGTTGTGACGCGTCACGCGGCGTTATTCGCCCCGTTGCCTCTCAGCCGGCTGGCCGGTCACCCGCGCCTGTATGGCGGCCCAGGTCGGCGTGTATTCCGGCCAGTCGCTTTCGATGACCAGACATTCGCGGCGTGGCAGATGGGCCAGCAGGGACAACATCGGTTCAACCAAGCTGCTGCGATAGCCGACCGGAACGTTTTCCAGGTCGCTGCACTTGATGACGATGTAGCGGTCTTCGCGCTGAAAGGGCGGGTGGGGCATTTCGCTGTCGCGGGTGGGGTGTTCCATGGCGGGCGGTTCTCCTTGGCGAGTGAGTGGCGGTGTGTGCGTAAAATCACTTTAAGCATAAATGATATATCACTTATGGCACTTCTGATTACCACAGGCGCAAAAAAAGACCCCCGGCAGACTCACATCTGACGGGGGTCATTGAACATATAACGCGTTATCCGTAACGCGCGGGTCACTCGCGCGCGGCGCGGGCCTCTTGCAGCGCCTGGGCGATTTCACCCGATAGGCGCTGTTCATCCTCACCGGTGATCGCCTCGACGGCATACAACGCCGCGACGTAGGCGATCGCATAGACCCGATTAAACTCAATGTCTTTATCCGTGCGCGCCGCGCGCAGGCTGTCGATTTGGTGGCGTGCCTCGCCCAGGGCGAAAGCGCGGGGGTTATTGGCGACCGGTTCCGGCGTGTCATGCTCAGGCATCCACAGCGCCGCCGGATCAATGCCTAGGACAACCGACAACGGCTCGACCATGTCGCTCATGATGCCGCGCAAGCCCAGCTCCCAGTTGCTGCAAGTGCTCGCCAGGACTTTGGGATAACCCTGCGCCTGGATCAGCTGCGCGAGTTCGTTCAGGGTCAGCGACTTGGCCGCCCGAGCGGCGCGAATCACCTGGCCAATGCGGGTGACGTCTTCGGCGTATTGCTCAGAAGTGCGGCCGGCGGATGTGCTCATAATCGGGGTTCCTTGGGTATGTGTGCGCATTATTTACAGGTTCGGCCCAGGCGGAAAAGTTTTACCGAAAACGGGTAAGGTTTTTCCGGTCCAGCGCTCGGCGCGGCTGGCTTCGCGGATACGCGCCGAACCGGCGTCGTAACAGGCCGGGCACCAGCGGCAGCCGTAGACCTGGCACGGTGCGCCGCAGTCCTCACAGGTGCCATTGGCGTGATTGGGGTTGTCGGGGAACTTGGGGGGCGGCTCGATCATCGTGGGGGATTCCTTTCAATTGAAACGTTACGGGTAACGCCGGGTTATTCGCCCGGCTGTTTGCGGTAGTCGGTGGGCAGGCCGGCCGCCTTGAGCCGCGCGGTCAGCACCGCCACGGCGTCGAAGGCCTTGGCGCGGTCGGCAATTTCGGCGGCGTTCTGGCTTTCAAGGCTCGCGATTGTCCGGCGAAGCTCGGTCACCTCGTCCACCTTGCCCGACGCCGGCACAGCGCCGCCGACTTCGGCGACAATTTCCTGCAGGGTGCTTTGCAGGCGCTGGACTTCCGCGCGGGCCTTGGCCAGCTCGCGGCTCAGCTGATCGGTTTGTTTGCGCTCGTCTTCGTAAGCCTTCCAGCCGCGTTTAGCCTCCTGATCGCGGCGCTTTTCACCATTCAAAATCCCTTGGTCGTGGCCCAGCTGCTCAAAAAAAGCCTCAGTCCACAGGTGCGAGCCTTTGAAAATGCGGGTCAGGCTGTCGCGATAACTGTCATCGCTCAGGAACGCCAGATCAGCGCGCGCCGTGCAAAACGCATCGATCCCGATATACAAATGATCGAAGTCGTTCCGGGTCAACAGCACCGAACGGGCGCCCTGCTCGGCTTTTAATTCGCGCTGCCGCAACCGAAAGGCCCGCTGTCGCGCGGCGTTGCTCAGCGGCACTTTGGCATCCGGGTCGTGCGGGGCATCGCCGAACATCGCCAGCTGGCCGTCAGGCCGCACACCGGCCAGGGCATCGATCAGCCAGGCCGGGCGCTTCTCTGGATGAAGGCGCGCCCAGGCATTGGCCGCGATGGGCTTGGCCCCGCCTTCGGCGTGCAGCAGCTCCAGCACCAGGCGCCGCGCCGCTTGATCCACCGTTTCACCCAGGCACGACGTCACCGTCAGCATCGCCGCGCGAAACCCCTCAGCATTGATAAACGGCTTATCCAGATCCACCGCATGCAAGGCGCAACCGTGATGGTTGCCGAGCATGTCGGACGACAGCACCACGCGCAGGCGCAGGCCTTCGACCTCTAGCAGAAACTCGCCGTCCTGGCCCCAGCACGGCACCTGCCCAGGCTTCGCCGCCACCGCGCGCGCCAAGACCCTGGCCGCGCGACTGTCGTCCGCCGCGCACCCTTGAAGGGTTTCCCCGTTGAGCTTGTAGACCAGCGCGGTATAGGCGCCCTCCATCTGATCCAGCACCGCGACATGCCCCGCGATAACGGCGTCGTGATACTGCTCGGCGCACTGGCGGGCGATGTCGGGGAACTGCTCAGGCAGGACATTGGCAAGCTCAGCCACCAGCGCCAGAAACTCGGGACGCTCTTCACGGGGGATGTATTGCAGGGGTTTGTTGCGGGCCATCGCGGGCACTCCATTGTGAACCCCAGCCACTGGCTGGGGCCGCTTCCTTAAAGACCGATTTCGTCCATCAGGCTATCTAAAGCGTCGTCGCCTTCGCGGTTCTGGTAGGCCGTCAGCAGCGCGGCGCGCGTCATGTTTTCTACAGGTGGCAGCACAGCACCACCCATAAAACGGACGACCTCAATTAGACGGGAAGTTGGGAGTTGGTTGGCCGCTTGTTGCATTAGGGCCGAGTGTTGCGCGGTGGTCATCGGGTCTGCTCCGGTGGTGGCCCTGGGTGAATCCCCCGGCCTTGGAGCAGACTTTAAAAACTTTTCGTTAATTCGTCAATTCGTTATTTCGTTATTTCGTCATTTGAGTAACTGGGCGCATCGGCCAGACCCGCATAGATGCTCAGCAGGCGCCACACCGCATACGGCGCCTCACCGTCACCGCCGGCCCACTTGCGAATCTTTCGGGCATCGACACCCACCAACATGCCGGCCTGACTGGCCGACAACTCAGCCACCCGCAACAGTTCGCGAAACTCGGCTACGCTCGGGGGCTGCCATCCAGGCGCGTACGCATCAAACAATCCCGGGCGATCTAGGGCCAGCTCTCGGCGTACCTGATCGGCCGACATCGAGCGGGGCGGATCGCCGGGCACTTCCAGTTGTTCGGCATCAAGGCGCAACGCGGCGCGCATCGCCTCCCACAAATCAGGCGCCTCTATTTCCTCGCGTGACCCGTCACGCAGTAGCAACGCAAACATCTATCAGCCTCCAATGCTAAACCGCCGGCAGTGCCGGCGGGTTTCAACTTTTCGTTATTTCGTTATTTCGTTATCGATCCACAATCGGACCTTGATCGACACGCCAGCATTCCAGCAGGTCCAACCTGATGGCGACGCCAACAGACCGACGCGGCCGTAATCCTCGCACAGATAGTAGCCTTGAGCCTCCAGCCAAATACCAATCTCTATCAACTGCGCGCGGTCAATCTCGGCGCGCTTCCTGAAGTCCGGCACGGCCAGAACGAGGCAATCGCGTTGCGATCCGCCGGCAATGCGTGCATTGAGTTGGATTGCGTAACGCTCAAAAAATGCCGCCTTTAAAGCGACCACATGGGCTGCTTGCTTGGTCATCGGATTAACCCCGGATAGCGGCCTTGGCGTGATGCCCGGCCTTGCGATGAACCTTATTTGTCTTTCGTTATTTCGTCAATTCGTTATTTCGTTATTGTGCTACCAACCCCACAGGCAGCACCTGTCGGCTGAGGCTTCGCCAGAACGAACGCACGCCGCGCAAAGGCCGCAGCGCAGCAACGCTATAGATTTTGCCGAGAATGATCCCAGGCAAGCACTGGCGACCCCAAGGACGGACAAGCAGCGTAAGCGCACCCCCCTTCGCTGATAGCTGGAGCGCTTGCGCGACTGACAAGGCGTAGCCGGCGCGTGAAGGAGCGAAGGGACGCTACTTGGGCGTTGAGTTGCGCAGGGTTCTGGAGCGTCCCACAGCGACTGGAGGGCGCCTTACTGGAGGAACGGCGGCGGCACCTGCGCCGAGCTGTTCACTTGCCCCGCGCCTCCAGGCGCGAAGTGGGCAGTCATATTAATTTCGTCAGCCAGTCATGCACAGATGGCACGGTTCATGAGCTTTAAAGGCTCTTTCTTTATGCCTTGCGGTACCACCACACATAAAAACTTGCAGATTTATAAAAGCCACACGCATGGCCGGCCGTCACTGACGGATTATTCACGGGCAGGAACACGACTTAAGGGGGGGAGCAGGGCGGAACGAGGGGGATTTGCAGCGCCTGAGCGCCCGCTGGCGGGCTTTTCTGCCGTACAGGCGTGCGAAGGCACCGCGCTGGGCGGTAATTGGCGTAGAGGGGTTACTGGCTGGCGTATCGCTGATTGAACAGCTTGATTTGTTGGGGCACCGATAGCGACTGAGTCTCAGGCTCGGCGACGAATGCCACCCAGGCGGCCGCACGGGCGCGCTCTTTATCCTCGGCGGTCTTGGCTTGCGCCAGCGCTTCCTGGCGGCGGCGCGCAGCCTGGGCCTTGACGTGCGAACTCTTGCGCACTTCACGGTCAGCGGCGTTGCTGATCAGCGCGTCGGCGCGCTGCTTGCCGAAGGTGGCCAGCAGTTGGGTCCGTTTGGCCTTCTTCTGCGACCGCGCTTCGGCGAGCTGATAACCCAGCCCGAGCTGGATGAAGAAGCGCGGACGGATGTTGATCGTTGTGCGAGTGATCCAGAAGCGGCCGTTATGGCAGATCCGGCGGTGCTTGCGGTAGACCATCTTCGAAGCCACCAAGGCCCCCATCAGGCGCGAGACGGTCCACTCTTGTAGGGTGGTGTCTTCGGCCAGCCCGCGCTGACGGTTGAGGCGAAATTCGCCGGCCTTGTCCATGTAGCCCATCACCAGGGTGGCAATGTCCAGGCGCGCCAAAATCGGTTCGATGATCTCGGCCAGGGAATCCCAGCGCGTTTGGCTGGTGCGGTAGCCGCTAGCTTGGAAGGTGTCGAAGTCGCGCAACCACTTGCATTGGCGCTCTTTGGCTTCCTCTCGCACACGCTCGGCAGCGGTGCCCAAGAAGGTGCGGCGCTGGGCGTCGGTCAAGGCCCGCGGACGGCGTGGCTGCGCCGAACGATCGACACGCTTGAGGCGTTTGGGCGGGGCTTTGACCGGAACCACCGACAGGCCGTTGTAGGCCGCCGATTTCGGGGAGCTTGGGAGGTGGTGAACGGTGGCCGTGACGCGTTTCATAGCGAGCCACCGACAACCAGAGGCGCGCGCAAAGCGCAGGCCAGGGGCTGCAAATCTATACGCCCCCGCATAAGGCCGGGGCGGCCTTCTGTCGAGGCTTCGCCGATCATCCAATACATCCCTAATGGCTAGGGCTTGCTTATGCGGTGATCAGCTAATAGACTTCTACCTGCCCGGTGAGTAAGCCTATTTTGTGCTGATCGCCGAAAACCTCCGTCCCGCCAAGGTCGGGGGTTTTCTTTTTTAAGCCTGCCGAAAACTTTCCAATTCTTCTTTACTACGGTGCCCCTGAGGGCTGACGGCGCTCAGGATAACGCGCCCGTCTTTCATCGTCCACAATTAGTGTAAATTTACACAACCTTCAGCGAAACAAGGGCCTGCCGCAACGTTTCCAGTTGCAGCGCTTCCCCTGGGTGCGCCTGTTCGTCGTTGGCTTTCTGGATGCACAACCACGCAACGTACTGATTAATCGCGTCGATAGTAGACGCAACGTCACTTTTGATCAAAGGGTTTACAGAAGCGGTATTCGGCATAAGGGATTCCTTTCTACAGCAGTCGTTCATGTGCGGCGATTCTATCTAGAATCGCCCAATACTGGATAGATAAACAGTAGTGGCCTTGCGCCATTTCAGCGCGACAGCACTCTACCCGAGCCAGCGCTTAGGCCCGCTAACCGTCTAGCGGATAGACAGGCCTTGATGATTTAACTTAACGGCTGAGCTTCACCTTTCAACGGCGCCGCGAAAATATCCTCAACCCCCATCTTGGGAATTGAAAGCCGCTGCGCAAAGCCATCAATCAGGGCGGCGCCTGCCGCTGACTGGCCTCCCACACCCCCCGCACATAGCCTTGGCACGCCTTGAGCGCAATCAATCCTTGGTCGCCGTCTCCGGTGATGCTGACAATTCGTTGAGCATGCGCTGGGTCAAGTTCGGCTCTTGTGCCTCCATGAACCACGCCGCCGGCGCTGGTAGCGGCTGACACCCCGTCACAGCTTGTGCGGCCGGCATCGGTGGCGGCGAGTAGGACTGACAACCGGACATCAGCAGTGGCAAGGCGATCAGACAGATGTTGCTGAGCTTTCTGTGCATCAGACAGTTCCTTGTAATGGGTTCGATCATCGGCCTGCAGGCGAGCCTCCAAGGCCCTGCGCGTTTCCTGCTCGGCGGTCAGCGTGGCCAGCACCGCCTCGACGCGGGCCGTGGCTTGCTCGCTGGATTTACGGGCCTGCTCGGACAGTTCGTTACCGTAACGCCAGTCCTGAATGACCCAAGCGCCTGCAGCGCCGGCCCCGGCGATCAGCAGCAGCCCCAGGGCAACCGCCCAGGCGCGAACAGGCAGCGGTATCAGATCGATGAGGGACATAGCACCCCCTTGGCCACGGCCCACAGCGCCCGGCGCTCTTTCTCGCCATTGCTGCCGCCATTGATCACCCGCGTAATGCGGTCGAACAGGCCGGCGTCGGCCAGCTCGTTCAAACCACGATCCCACCAGAACCAGGCCGCCGACAATGCGGCGAACTCCGGCTGCTCGAGCAGCTCGGGTTGCTCCAGCAACGGCACGCCCAGGGCCTTGCCGCACAGCCGATAGTTATCGCGAAAGGTGATGCCGATTCCGCCCCGGGCGCGGTAGCGGTAGCCATCGCCCGACGCCTCATCGCCGTTACCGTTACGCCCGCCATAGACGCGGTTGGCCAGCTTTTGCGAATTGCACAAGTAAGCCTTGGCGTCCTCGATCTCTGCAGGATCGACCCGGCCGTTATGGTTCAGGTCAAAGCCATACTTGAACAGCCGCGCGACCCGCTCGGGGTCTTTGTAATAGAGGCTTTCCGACAGCTTGGTCAGCTGGCTGGACTCATGCCCGACCTGGGCGAGAAAAGCCGCCTGCCGAACCGGTGACGTGATGTCAAAGCGCGCCATGGCACGATTCAGCGCGGGCACAAAAACGCCCGCGACTGGGCGGGCGTTGGGCAGGATTTGCAACAGTTGCGATTGCGTGAGAGGCATACAAACTCCAGGCACAAAAAAGCCGCTCAAGGCGGCGTGGGTGTTGCGTGACAGCGGTTACAGATTCACGATTTTTAGCGGCGTTTTCGGTTTCTTCTTACCCTTGGCGTCGGCCTTGCCATCCTTTCCGCCGTTGCACTCCACGCTTGTCGTCCAGCCGCCAGCATCCCACGACTGCTCTACCGTGTCGGCCAGATACAGCCCGTTAAGGCCGTCCTTGAAGCCCTGGGCGTCAATCTGCGTTTCTGCAACGACGTCTAACCGGCCGTCCATTTCTAGCCTGACTTCGGCTGTAGATCGGTTGAAGCCCGCCAACCGCGCCTTAGCCGCCGCCTCGGCCGCTGTCTTGTTCGGGTGGATATGCCTATCCGTATGCACGGGGGGCGCACCAGACGGCGCCGAATCGTTGCCAATCTCAACGACGGCCAGCTTGCCCTTTTCATCCTGATAACCCGCCTTGACCGATTTCTTAACGCTGTCGTCACCCAGGCGGAAAGAGTAGCGACTGACGTCCGTCTTGCGGATCGTGACCACGGGCAGGGTCTTGCCGCTCGAACTCTTGCCAGCCTGACGGGGCAGGACGATCAGTTTGCCGTCGGCAAGCTTGGCCGTGCAGTCGTACTGCTTGGCAATGCGGTTGATAAAGTTCAGATCGGATTCCCCGAGCTGGTCAGCACGTTCAACCGGTGTGTCCACGGTGCATTCCGGGGTCCAACCGTTTCGCTTGGCAACGTCGGCCACGATGGTCGACAGCGGAACGCCCTCCCAGCTGCCATCGCGGGTGGTCTTGGCGCTGCCCCGCGTATCGCCTGATTTGCTGCGAATCACCATGGTGTCAGGCGGCCCGGACACCTCCACCTCGTCGACGGTGAAGCGCCCCAGCAAGCCCAGCTTTTCCCCCTCCCAGCCGAGGTAAACGGCCAGCTCGACACCGCGCCTCATCAAACCCAGCTTGCTGTCGCGGTCGTCTAGGCGGATTTCGAAGTCATCACTGTCGACGCCGGGCTTGTCGGTCACGCGACAACCTAACAAGCGGTCATTGATTAGGTTCGTGATGTCCAGCCCGTTCGCGACGATTCGGTGTTGTGGCTTCATCTTTAAGGCTCCAGAAACAAAAAAAAGCCCGCACATGGCGGGCCCTGGACGGGGTCGGGTCAGTCCCAGAGGTGGATGGTGTCATCAGCCTCAACGGCCAGATCCGGCAGCGTGATCAGCACGCCAGCGCGGAAAGGTTGAGGCTCTTTTGCCAGACGCTCGTTAGCCTCCAGCACCGCCTCCACAGCGCCATTCAAGTGGCCGTAGTAGTTGTGGCAAATGGTGTCCAGACGATCACCGGCTGCGGTTCTACATGTCGTCGCCATAACGTACAAAGTCCAAGTTAAAGCCCTGTTTGCGGGGGATTCCGCCTTGCATGAGGGCTTCGCGATCTTCGTTCACCGAACTCAAGCACCACGTACCCAGCACCTCGCCATAGCCCGACGTGAGCAATAGCGGCTGCATCCTGTCACCGATGGTTCGTATCGCATCGAGCTGCTTAAGCCCGCCCTTGAAGCCCGGGAAGATCACACCCTTGAGCGAGATTTTATCCTCACCCAAGCCGACCGCCTGCTGTGCTGGACGCCGCCCAAGCCGCTCTTGGCTCGCCCAACGCCAGGCCGTGGAACGGCTCAACGTTTCGAAAGCCGCCGTATCGAGACCGAAGTGATACGCCTGCTGCTTGGGGTCCATGGGCTGGGCGATCAACAGATGCGGGTACGCACTGACCGCCTGGGCGGGCGGCGCCGTCGGCGTAGCAAGCGCAGCCGTGGGCACGACTGCAACCGGCGCCGGAGACGCTTTGGCCATCAAACTACTGGCGGCCGCCTTGGCCCGCGCCACTTGCCCCTCCAGCTTACCGGCCATTTCCTTGACCTTTGCCACCCCCTGCGTAACCCGCGACGCTGTAGCCATCACCTGATTGACGCGGGTCTGGGCGTTTTGAATTGCACCCATGACCCGCCCCAGCTTGGCGCCAATAGCAGGCCCAACGAACGGCAGGCTCTCCAATGCGTCAGCTGCATCCGTCACCATGTAGACCGCTTTGCTGACCGGCGACAGCATCCCCTCGACGTTCTTGCGCCCGGTTTCCCCGGCTTCGATCATCGAGCCAAGGCCCGACTGCAACTTATCCATGTATTCCATTCAGGCCCCCTATGTGTGCGTATCGTCGGCCATCTGTCGCCGGGTCGCCTGCTTGGCTAGCCCGTCCATTTGCCGCTTGATTTCCGGCATCAGCTCCTGAGCAAGCAAGCGCGGGTCTTTTACGTCACCCGTTACGGTCACGTTGAACACGGGCGCCATGGTCAAGGTCTGCTCAACTTTCGGCGGCGCCGCCGCAATGGCCGGGGCGTTGGCCTGCTCGATGGGCTTCATGAGCACCGCCATGGGCGTGGCTTCGGTCGGAGCGGCAAAGGATCGGGCAACATCACCCAGGCTCGGCGCGCCGGGAACCTCCCCGTTACGCGTAACGGCTCCGGGCGCGACCGCTGGGCGAGCGGCCGCAATGCGCCGCTCATCCTCGCTACCGCCGTTGGCTACATCAAAAATCCCCTTGCCCGCCTTGCCGCCCAAAAACTCGCCGCCAAGACTGCCCAGGTAGCCGCCGACCAGGGCGCCGACCGCCGTCCCGAGGATCGGCACCACCGAACCAATGGCCGCACCGGCCGCCGCACCCGCCATAGTGCCCGCCAAGCCGCCCGCAGCTTCACCGTAGCCCTCGGCTTTCTTCTCGGCCGTATCGTCGCTCATGTACGTTTCTACGGCCTTGGCACCAGCCTCAAATAGAGCCGCGCCAGGGACAGCCCTGCCGAACTTAGACGCGGTGCTAGCCGCTGACGTGGCCCGAGCCATGACCCCAGCCCGAGGGGAAACGGCAGCGGCTGGGGCCGTCGGCGCCGGAGAAGGCACCACAGGCGCAGCCGTCGGGACTGGTTGCCGTCGGGCGCCCGCACGACGACCAGCGCTCGCACCACCAGAACCCGCACGGCCACGGCGCCCGCGACCTCGACCACGGCGAGCGCCAGGCTCACCAGCCGCCGCGCCAGATCCGCCCGACTGAAGCGCGGCCGCATTGACTACAAAGACCTTTTGCGTGCCACCGCTGCCCACGCCATCATCTTTACCACCACCCGTCATGCTCTCCAGCACGCCAGCGCCAGCCTTGAAAAGCTTGGACTTGGGGTTTTGGCTGTCAGCTGCACCATCGAGCGCCCCAGCGTTACGGTCACGGCCGCCCATGGCGCCGCGCGCCAAGTTGATAACGCCCTTGCCCATCTTGACCGTGCTCAAGAGGCCCATGCCCGTAACGATGGCGGCGCCCAAAGCCGTAATACCCATCGTCAGATTGGGCGCCTTGTCGCTGACGTCCGTGATGGCCCGCCCGACGCTACCCAGTACATCGGCCACCGTGTCAGTAATCGGACGCAGCGCATCGCCCACGCTACGGGTCGCGTCGTCGAAACTTTGAGCGACTTCTTTCCATTTCTGCGACGACGTTTCGCGCCGCTCGGCAAGGTTCTTATCAAGAATCCCCGCCGCAGATGCGGAGTCATTTTTAAGCTGCTCGTACAGCACCTTGTTTTGCGAGTACGCGGTAAGCGCGGCCTTGACCTGCATGTCTGCGAACAGATCCCCAGTGCGCAGGGCCTGCTCAAGAGAGGTCATCATGGTCTTGGCTTTCTCGGGGTCGACCTCCTTGCCGATCTTCGCCACGCCCTCACTCATGGCCTTGGCTTTCTTCGGGTCCGTCTTTTCGACGTACTGCATCGCCAGCGCAAACGAAGACTCAAGCGTTGACTTGCCGTTTTGCAGGCCGGTGTTCATCGACCCTTGGTAGTCAATCCCAACGTCCGCGTAAGCCTTGACGACCTCCCCGGAGCCGATCTTTTCCATCCAGTTTTTCAGGTTGCCTGCCGCCTCGTCAGAGCTGCCGGCTGTTTTCATCTGGACTTGCAGGATCGCGCCCAGCTGCGCCACCGAGTCGTTGCCAGTAATGCCCAGCTTGCCCATGCCCGCCAGCAGATCCGGGAACCACTTAGCCATGTCGGCCGCTTCGAAGCTGCCCGCCTGACCTTGGAACGCGATAGCCTCCAGGGCCTTTTGCATCTGGCCCGCGTCGGTGATCTTGGCGTTCTGGCCTAAAGCGTTGATCATCTTCGCGGTAGACGCACCATCGGCGCCCTGCCCGACCACAAACTTGGCCGCGACCGGCGCATATTCCAGCGCCTTGGCAAGGTCCATACCGGCCCCCACCAGCTCGTTAACCACGTTTGCCACTTCGTTACGGGCAAGCCCCGAATCCTGCGCCGTGGTGATGATGGTCCGCGACATGGCGGCCTCTTCGGGCTTGTTGGCAATGCCCGCCTTGATCGCGATGTCACGGGTAATCGCCCCGTAGTCCGCGCTGACCTTGGCCGCCACCCCAACCGCCGCAATACCCACGCCAGCGGCTATACCGGCCTTGCCCATACCCTCGGCCCCGGCGCGGATCTGCTCTTGCCCCTTGGCCTTGCGCTCGGCCGCCAGCGCCTGTCGGGCCTGCTGCTCGTAGGCCTTGCCCAAGTTGCGGACTTCGACGCCTTCACGCTTGAGCGCGGCAAGGTTGGCTTCCAGCTTGCGCCGCAGACCATCCGCCCCCGCCGACCCCGCCATGTGTGCCTTGCGCCATTCCTCGCGCAACTTGATCGTGTCACCGATATTGCGCTGCATCGCCCGCGACTGGGCGCCCGCTTTATCGAGGGACTTGATTCGGCCATCAATGTCTTTGAATGCGGATTTAACGGTGCCGCTAACAGCGCCACCGATAACAAGACCGAGTTTTAATTCGTTCGCCATAATCCCGCCTTTACTTAAACGTTATGGCGAGTGGCGGCCTAATCGCTAAGCCACCACAGCATATCCGTGAACGGCATAGATTCAATCTCTACCAGGGTAAACCCGGTTTCCTTTGATAGCCGTTTTGCGATCCTTCGCATTGTTGGAACGTCGAAGTTAATCCTCTTCGACCATGCGAAAGTAAGCGATGTTTAACCGGTTGTAGTCTTTCATCTTCAACGCAGAAATATCAGCCGGAGGGGCATCGCACAGGCTGGCGAACAGGTTCAGCTCAACGGCGTCCGCGTCGCCTTTGTTCATCTTCTGGACCTTGCGGACCTCGGCCAGCGTAGGCGAACGCATGCGCAGAGAATCAACCTCTACGCTGTTGATGGATGCCTTGACGGAGAGCTGAACAGTAACGCCATCGCCGTCCAAGTCAGAGATCCAGACCGGCAGTTCTTTGGTAACAGTTTCAGTTGCCATGTTGATTAACCCTTAGATTCCGAGTGCGGCGGCCATTTCGGCCAGCTGATCGACGCCATTGATAACGCGCTTGTAACCCAGCACGTCGATTTCATAGATAACTTCGCCCGCAACTTCCAACTTGTAGTAAGTCAGCGAAGCCGCAAACTTGAACTCTGCTTTATCGCCCGCCTTCCAGTCGCCCGGATCGAGTTCTGTCAACATGCCGCGCACCGTGGTAACCACCGGCGTAACAGCACCGCCCTGCCCTTTGAAGCCACCCCGGAAGGTCGCACTAAATGCGTTTTGGTCAGCCAGACCAAACAGCACAAGGCCCTCTTTTCGCACGCCCGTGGTGGTAAAGCTGCACTCCAGCTTTTCAACACCCTGATCCATGTCGATTTCGCCGTCAGTGCCGCCAAAACGAGCGGCCTCGGTTTTGATCTTCAGCTTGGGTAACGTGAAGCTTGGAACATCGCCCTGGAAGCTGACGCCGCCGATGGACATGTTTTGACCGAACAGCGTTTGAGGAATCATCGCCATGAGTACGGCTCCTTAAGACTTGATGTCGAGAACTTGAGTGACCCATTGGTCAGTCACTTCAAACAGGAACGTCGGGTTTTCAGCCACCGGAACGTCAGTGAAGCGGATGCGCCAGAAAATCCGGCCCTGGGACAACATCGACGCAGTGGTCATTTCAAGGTCGGGGTAGACCTCAAAGTTGATGATTGCGCCCTGCGCCTTGAGGTCGCGCATGAAGGCTTGAAGGCCTTCGGTCACGTCCTTGACGTAGGTCTTGGTAATCCCCAGGTCAACGGCCCATTTATGCCCGGCCTGCACGGCCGACATGATGATGTCGAGGGTGCGCACACGGGTGACGAACGACCACTTGGCATCGCTGGACAGCGTGCGGTTGCCCCACAGGCGATAACCACCGTCACGAATGATCGTGGTGATAAACGCGTTGTTGAGCAGGTTGGCCCGGCACGTCGCGTCATTCTCCAAATACTCGACTTGGCGCGTGGTGCCGGTGATGCCGACCATTTCCTTGTTGGACGGAGAGACCCAGAAACCGTAGGTCGCATCGGTGTAGGCAAACATGCCCGCAGCCCACGCCGAACCACCCGAGGCCACATCAGCGTTTGCCGTGGTGTTCCAGCTAATGACGCCGGGGTCGACCATGAACAGACGCTTGGAACCGAAGTTCAGCGCGTATTCCATCGCGGCCTCATCGGTCGTACCAGGGCCGTCGATGATCGCGATTGCGCCCAGCTTTTCGGCCAGGGCATCCATGGCCGTCGCCACCGCCTCGGTCGACGAATGAAGCGGCGCCACCAGCAAACGCGGCTGGGCGTTGAAGCGGCTCTTGCCGTCCAGCAGGGCTTGCAGGCCGGTACGGTCGCCATTGGCTTTTACGCCACCGATAACGGCCGAGGTCTGCGCCGCCGCGTCGGCGGCCTTCTCGACGCCCACCGCCACGATAACGGCCTTGGCGCGAACGTAGATCGCCTTGCAGGCGCGAGTCATGGCCGAGTCCGCGCCGAACGCGGCGATGGCTTCACGCTCGGTCGTGATCAGCACCGGCACGCCCGGCTTGGCGGTCGGAATGCCTTCGGCCAGCGGGCCGGGGGCAGAGACGAAGGTGTCGACCAGGCCAATGATCGAGGATGACGGCAGCGAGATAGTGCGCGGCCCGTCGTTCACAATCGAGGTCGTGACACCGTGATAAAAGGACATAGAGCAATCTCCAAAAACGAAAAACCCGCCGAAGCGGGGTCATGGGTGCAACAGGAATGCAGCGTTACGCGTAACACTTACGTGAGGGGGTCGCCACGGTCAGGTTCGATGTTCAGCTCGCAATGGTCCTTTTCGAACCAGTCAAGGGCCTTACACAGCACGCAGCCCCAGGCTCGATGCTCGCGCGCCGCCTTAGCCGCCCGGGAACTGATCGTCTCGTCTTCGTCACCACCGAAAGCGGTGTTGGCCAACTGGTCGAACGACACGGCCAGGCGCCACGCACGCCCGCTGCCGAACAGCACGGACACGAACATCCAACCCAAGCCGACCAAGGCGGCGAACGCGCACAGCAGCCACAGGGCCAAGCCCAGCGCGACACGCTTCACCATACGATGGCCCCCACCTCTTCCAGGGTGTCTGCCTTGTCCAGCAGATCCTCGGCGGCCTGACGCTTGCCAATGATTGCGCCCGAATACGCGGCGTAGCTCACCGCCTTCTCTTGTACGCGCCCCGCCAGCTCAGCGACCGTCAGGCCGCGCACCTCGGCAATGGCTGACAACAATGGCGCAGCGGCGGGAGGATCGAGCAGCAAGCCCGCCGCTTCCTGAACCTGCTGCGGCCAGCTTTGCAGCTCGCCGGGCGGGTAACTGGCGGTCAGGCTCGACAACGCTCGCTCACAGCCGGCATTCAACTCGACCAGCTTGGCGGCCTTTGCCGCCTCCAGCTTGTGCGAGTCGGCCGCCGGGTATTCCAGTTCGCCCAGGTACTCGGTATCGGCCAGCGAACAGGCAGGGATTTCGGCCGGCTGGCCGGGCAGAATCACCGCGACAAATAGGCCGTTTTCGCGGTACTCCGGCGGCACCGACCAGGCGCGAACCAACGCGTCGGCCTGAATCGCAGGCAGCACAACGGTCTGGCCGTTAACGGTCAGGGTTCCATTTTCGATATTCAAGTGCGCTCTCCTTAGAGCAGAGGACGCCCGCTCAGCGGGCTAGCCCAAAGACATGACACAGGTCACAGGACCCATTACACCTTCGCGAGGCGGCCGCCGACGCCCGGGCTCGCGTACGACGCGACGCTGTAGATGTGCAGACAGAACAGCCCGGCGCCCGCGCTGCCGGTGTGGGCGCCACCGTGATACGCCACGGCGCTGTAACTCTGATAGAAAATGTCGCCATAGCTGCCATTGCTGGCCGTCGTATCACCGGTGGCCGGGGCAAAGATGTCGCGCAAGTCATAGTCGACGCCCGTGTCCTCGGCCATGGTCACTGGGTAGGTGCCGCTGGTGGGGGCGGCTCGGGTGGTGGTTAGGTACGACTTGTTGCCATTGCGGTCCCATATCTTGAACTTGCTCGATGCATCAGTCTGCAGGCCATCGACCATCTGATAGACATTGCCCCACAGCCCGACGATGCCGCGCCAGGTGGCTAGCGCTACAGTCCCCTGATTGACGTATACGACAATTCCAGTGTTGACATTGCCCTGGCCAATCAGCGCTTGCGAATCGGCGCCGCCCATTTCGATCATCGCCAGCGTCTGAATGGCTGACAGCTGGTAGATCGACCACAGCGCAAAACCGCTGACACCCGCCGTATTGCGTGCGGCAGCGCGGGCCTGCATGGTCGGGAAGTCGATGTCGGTCAGTGGCGCCTGGCCCGGACTGGAGCCCAGCTTGACGCCGTCCGGCGTGCCCTGATACTTGCCGACCCAGAACTGTGCCAGGTCTGCGCCTGCGTTTTTGAACGCCGGATGCAAGGTGAAGCCTGCTGCAGGCTGGTCGGAGATCCATACAGCCTTCTTACCGACGTTTACGCCCGAGGAAATGGTGCCACGCTTCACGTAAAAAGCCGGAATGCGCACCATGTTTTGGCCGTCAATGACCTGATCCTGGATCGCACCAAAGGTGGCATGCGAGCTGAAAAACGAGGCGTCCGTCACCTTGGTCGCGCCGTTTTCGTCCACGCGAGCCCAAGTCCCTGCGCCGCCACCCGTAGACAGCATCGCAATACCGATCACATTGGCGAAGGCGGCCTTGGTGGTGATCTTGCTTTCGGTTGACCACTCCGACCAGCCCTTAGCGGCGCCTTTATGACGCACCTGTAGGTAATAGCTCAGCTGGCCCGGCAGCAACTTACCGGCGGGAACCACTGCCGTGAGCTTGTTCGTGGCGTCCTCTCCGCTGTCCCATACGGGAGCGGCGTAGCTGCCTGCGGCTGCACGAATGCGCCATTGGCTGGCTGCGTGCGTATCGGTACCACCTGAAACAACAAAGGCCGAGCTGGTCAGTGTTGGCTGCTCAGGCACGTCCGTGGCGTTAGCAGCCGGCCCGGTAATGCTCGGCGCCGCAACATAGACAAACGACGACGCAGTGGTGAAGCTTGAGACGACCGAATAATCCGACCACAGGCCCGCCACGTCCTGCACCCGCGCACGCCAGTAATAGACCGTATTCGCCAGCAGCACACCCGCCGGTAACGCGTAGGACAAACCAGAAGCCAGCACGCCAGAATCATGCAGCACTGTGGCAAAGGTCGCAGCAGTCGCAATTTGAAACTGCACGCCGGCCTGGGCGTTGCCTGACGGCGTGCTGTAACCCGCCAGGGCCAGCGTGGGGCGCTCCATAACACCGGTGGCAGCGGCTAAGGGCGCGCTAATCAGCGGCGTAGTCGGACGCAGATCCGGGTTAATGAAGCCGCCAAGCCCCGTCGTATTACCCAGCGCCACGATGTGCGCAATGGTCATCGCCTCGCCTTCGACATCCAGGCGCAACCCACCATCGCCGCGCATCGGCAGGATGTATTCGTAATCGGCAAAACCGACCGGGATATCACCACCGGTACGACGCTGCGACCAACCGGTTTCTTTCCAGGTCGGCTGGTAGCCGTCGCGGTAGTACAGTCGAGCCATCCCGGAGTTCAGCGTGCGACGAATGACAACGGCGCCACCGGCCTGATCGGTGCCGATGTTGATCGAGCGGGTCAGGTAGATATCACCCGGCACCGCCGCTGCATTCGAGGCGCCCAGCACCTTGATACTGGAACGCAGCACTGACGCCGCAGCCCCCCAGTTACGCGACAGGTTCGCCGTCAGACGCACGCGCTGGCTCGACAGGATCGCCTGTACCTGCACCAGCGCCGAGACAGGCGCAGGGTTACCCGATCCATCCAGGGCGGTCGGATCGTTCAATACATAGAACTCACCGACGCGCAGGCCGCTGGTGTCGGCCACGTCGAGCGAATCGTCGCCGTTCACGCCCTGCATCACGGCGACCGGCGCCAGATCGATCAAGGTGTAACCCTTCACGAACATTTCGAAGTTGATCACGTTGTTGCGGTACATCCAGTCGAGTGCCTGGGCCTTCTGCACCGATACCGCGCTGGAGGCTTCCACGCCGTCCAGGCGCTGGGCGAGTTGACCAGTAGCTTGGTCCGTCGCCTGTTTGTTCGATTCGACGGCCGCCTTCACTACCACGGTGTTGTCGAGCAACTTCTGGTAATTCCCGTTCCACGTATCGGGATGGGCCACACTGTTGTTAGTCAAGGCCGGAAGACTGCTAGAAAATTCCGGGTTAGG